TGGTTTGATATTCATTATTTTATCCCCCAAGCATCTTTGATTTCTTTTAGCTCCTTTTTGTAACGAGCTAATTGTCTATTAGCGATGTCGTGAGTATCTTCACGACCAAAAATAAATTTTAAAGGTGGTCTTTCAAGATCTCCTTCATAATGTTTGATATTAGCTTCTATTCTGCTAATCTCATTTTTAGTTTCCTGGTCAATCATCAGTATCTCCTTTGTTATAACCATTATGGTATATATATAGCCATTGTGGCTAATGTTTTCAAGTCCGGATATAGTCCGGATCCGGATAACAGACCAAAAAAAAACCCCTCACATTGCTGTAAGGGTATGTTTTCTGCGGAAAACTGATGCTCGGAAGCTGCTGATTTTTTCTCCGGATTTTGTCCGGATCTTGTCCGGATTTGCTCCGGATATGAAGTGTTATTGTATGGTTTTGTTAAAGTTCTAGTAAGGTTTTCCTTGATGTTTTTAAGGTTCCCAGCTTGGAAGGCTGGTATAATACCATTATATGACACCCGCAAAGCTATACTATCTCTCAATATTTTTAACTCTTCAACCAACCCCTCCGGATCTTACTCCGGATCTCATATCCATAAATATGAGGGGTGGCTATATCATTAAATTATTTATTGTAAAACTTATTTTTTATCACAATTTCCACAATGCCAAGTTTTTAAATGATCGTTAGAAAATATAAGAATTTCACTACAATCTTGGCAACCAGGAGGTTTGTTGTTTTTTTTATATTCTTCTCTCTCTTCCCTGGTTTTGGAATGAAACCACATTCCAGGAATTATAATCTTTGGTTTACTTTTTCTTCTTGCCAAATAACCCCATCACTCCTGGAGCAGCTCTATACCCTAACGACACAGAACAAGCCATATATAGAAGGTGTTTGTAATAATCTGGGAGAGTGCTTAAAATTAAAAAGCCATCTGCTATGTGTGGTTGTAAAGGTTTTACGAATGCACAAATTGCTGGAATCATTAAGGCAAGTAAAACAAATTCGTCTTTCCAGCTTCCTTTCATCTGATCGACAGCTGTTTGTTCCCACTTAATTTTACCAGCAGCAATATCTTCTAATCTTTTTTTATTAGCTTTAATTTCTGTAAGTTTTGTTTCAGTTTTTAATTTTTTAGTTTCAACAAAACCTTTGACGGCATCACCAGCAACACCCATCAAAGGTTTTAAAAGTAATTGCCACATTAAAATTGTCCGTAAGCTATAACTGCTAAAATAATAATAACAGCTACAGTAAGAATCTTACCTCTCTTTGTAAGACCTTTCCAAAAATATTTAATCTTTTCCATTATTCCTCCTCTCGGATTATATCCGCAAGTTCTTCACAACGATGCGGAGTTTGTTTGTGCCATCTGCTATCAAGAAGTTGATTTGCACATTCTTCCCAATCTTTGTTTCTAGCAGCAGCAATAGCATTCTTAAATTTTGAGGTGCCGTTTTCTCCAAGCTGATACACCATCGAAATCCAGACACCAAATTTTTTATCCGGCATACTCATGCCTTCACAAATTCGTGCAGCACCTTCAACGGCTTTGTCAAAGTCCGCTTCGAATATAGCATCCCAGCCTTCTTTAGTTGTTGGTACTTCTTCACCAGGTAATATGACATGACCATACCCACCAGTTAATTTATTCATTGTACATTTATAAGGCTCCAGGCGATAGCCTTCGTGCCTTTTCACCATTTCTTTTATTTCATTTAAACTTGCAGCTTCCATCTTTAAAGACATATAAAATTTTTACTCCTAATTGTTTTTGATATTTACTTTCTTTTCTATTAATCATTGTGCCTGGCTTCCAGGTCTTACGAATAGATGCCGTCTTAACATCTATCTTTAAAACTTTTCCGGTTATCCGGTGAACTGCTACAAGATCTATTGGATCGTTGTCTTGTGTTCTCCAGTAAATTGTATAATTTTTTTTACTTAACCAAGCAGCTGCAATAAATTCAGATTGCACACCTTTGGCAATTTTTGCGTAAGACAAAATTAATCAATTAGCTTCACCCAGGAATAAACAAAACCTAATACAATTCCCACGACAGCCAATACCTTTAACCCACCAGCTCCCATGGCAGAAAATTTTTGTAGTTCTTTTACTTCTTTTGTTAATGTTTCTTGTGTTTTCATAATGTGCCTAATATCACTATGAATAGCAGCTATTTGTTTTTCCCAATCACTCACTATGTACCTCTTTGCATTGGAAATGAATCAAATGGAATGCAATGAGCATCAGTTACTACTTCTTTTTTGTATGCTTCTGATTTACTTTCATAAATGTTTAAATAATCAGTTAAAACATTCATACATTGCTCCTCACTATTGTACATAACTGCTTGATATTTTACATAAGGAAAAGTTGGTGTGTGCATAAACATCACAAGCAACCATACCTTTATCATCCACCTAGCGGATTACTTGATTCCGCTTTTATTTCATCAATCAATATTTTATTTAATTCACTTTGCTTTTCAGCAATGGCAATTTTTTTATTTAATTCATTAATAAAATCTCTAATTTTACCAAACTCTTTAAAAGTTTTATCAGATAGCTCGACAATATTTAATTGCAGCTTTTGATTTGCATTTGATGCTTTATCAAATAGTTTTTCCATATTAGATTTCAGACCAGCAATATCATCTAATATAACATCGTTAGTATCATTATCTCTAGCCATCCACTCATCTTCAAGTGCTGACATACGATCTAATATTTCTACTTCTAAATTAGAAATCTTTTCATTGATTGGTGCAAGATCAACTGTTTCATTAACAACAAACTCTTTATTCTCTATTGCACTAAGCCTGGTATTAAATTCACCCCAGGCATAAAAGCCACCACCAATAGCACCAATAACACCTATAATAGATGCATAGTTAGTTAGTTTTTGTATCATAATAAATCCTTTAATTTTTGTAATTCAATCATCAAAGATAGTTTTTGTACTTTTAAGTCGTATAATTTTTGTTCATGGTTTCCAACTGGATCAGTTGAAATATAATTATCTAAACCTATGTTTAAATAAATTCCTTTATTATAAATTGATAAATCAGCCTGGATGAATAAAGCATTATCAACATCAGCAT